CCCATCATATTTTTCATTAAATTTCTCTAATAAAATCTTATAAGTTAAAATACGAATATCTTTATCATAAGATTCAAATTCATTAATAACATCTTTTTTAACCTTTTCTGAGATTGATTGAGTAGTAAGATGTTCTAGAAGAGTAATTTTATGTTGAATTACCTTAGAATAATTATTAAAAGAATTTTGATTATATGCTTCATTTAAAATATAAAAAGAAGCTTTTATTTTATAATCAGGGATTTGGTTTTTAAAAAAATCTTCTAAATTATAATGTTCTTTGATTTCATTAACTAAATTATATTTTTCTCTTTTAAGAACACTTCTATTTAATTTTTTAGAAGATTCTAAAAGTGTATTAATTATAATTTCAGCTTTCCCTTCTGTTAATCCTGTTTTTTTAAATAAAGTTTCATACAATTTGTATTCTTTAGATAATTCGGTTTTAACAAAATATTTTTGAAGTATATCTTTAGCAGGGGATTCTTGTCCAGACAAAGTATCAGATGTAATTTGTCTTACTAATAATTCAAAAAGAATGCCCGTATTTTTATACTTTGAATGTTTTAATTTCATTCTTAGATTTATTTATAAATATATTAAGATTTTTGTTTCTTTATATTTTTTTCATCAAGAAGTGATTCTTTATTTTTATCTTGCTCAAAAACCAATTGTTTCTTTTTAATTGGAATTTGTTTAAGCATCGATTCTAAAGCTAAAGGTGAACCTCCTTTATAATTAGGTTTAAGTGAACTTGATGAATTATAATCTTCTTTTGATCCTCTTTTCCCTAATCTATCTTTACCAAATGCATTATCTTGAGTATTAATATTAGAGACTTTTTCTTTAGGACGTCCTAAATCTTTTTTCTCATCATACCCATCAGGAACATTTCCTGGGTCTGATTGGTATCTACCTTGACCATAAAGTGAAGCTAAGTCATGAGGTGTACCATATGATTTACCTGTTTCAACAGGATCATTACCTTCTGCTTCTATTTGATTAAGTCTAAATGCACGTTTAGCATCTTCACGAGTAAGATCTCTATATTCAGCATATTCATTTTCACTAAATCTAAAGATATTATTATAAATCCAATCTGTAGGTAATAATTTATTTTCCATTATTGAACCAGCTAAATCTACTTTTTCTTTCATTAATGCAATCCTTTCTTGATCATAAATGATAGAAGGAGTGGTTAATGATAATTCAAAATTAGCTAACTGTTCATCAGTATAACCTTGGGTATAAAGGTGAATTGTAGCAATTTTATAAAGTTCTGAAAGAACCATTCTTTGAATACGATCAATTGTACGAGCAAAACGAATATCTTCTGCTGCTAATGTTGCTTTACCTTCTACATTTTCATCATACCCTAAGAAGGCTTTAGGTACTTTTAAGGCTGCAAATAATTTATCTCTTAAATATTCAACATCTTGAATACCATCATAATCTAAACCTTTTGTAGTATCAATTTTAGTAGCAGAATCATTATTTCTAACTGGAATGAAGAAGTCTTCCATCATGTTCTGCATGTTATATTTTAAATTGTAATCACCTGTGGTTTGATCAACATATGGAGTACGTTTCATTTTAGAAACTGTTTTTTCCATAAAGGCATCTACTTCATTTGGTGGGATTGAACCTACATTAATATAATATACACGTTTTTCTGGGGCTCTTACAATTCTATGAACTAACATAGCATCTTCCATTAAAGTGTATTGTTTAAATAATTTACGTCCAGGTTCAATATAAGAACGCCCATAAGGAAGATAATTAACATCTGCTAATAATCTAAAATGAGCTATTTCATAATTATCAAATGTTATGGTTTTACCTGAAGGATTTGAACCACCTGCAGCCCCCCCATAATAACCTCCATAAGCTCCATATCCTGTTAAACCATCAGGATCAAATTGAAATTTTACTTCATTGGGGTTATCTTTATTTAATCCTTCTTGCCTTACAATATTATAAGCAGTATAAGGAATTACATTATAAACACCATATTTTTCAGCAATATCTAGTTTTAAAAAGAAATCACCGTATTTACACATTTGGCGGATCCACATCCATAAATTAAATTCTATATTTAATACATCATAGAATAAATTATAAAGAATTTTTTGAATATCTTCATCTGGGCTTTTAATAGATAATACTTCTCCGTTTTCATCTTTTAAAGTACATTCATCTGCTATAATATCAAGAGCTGAAGCAATAATTGCATCAGTATCCATAGCCTCATAATCACTATAAAGCTGTACTCTCATTGTTTGGTAATTAAGAGCAGGATTATAAACAGGAGCTGCTCCTGTTACGTGTAATCTTGAAAATCTATCTATTAAAGAATTAGTTTCAATTTGACCAGCTTTTTGGATAGAATTAGTATCCATTACTTTAAGTTGGTTTCCTCCTACATTACGTATAATTACATCAGTAGAAAATAGTCTTTGTAATCGTGTAAATACACTAGTATTTGCCATCTTATATTATTATTATAGTTATAAATATATTTAAAATAACCAACGAATATCTTCTTCTCCCCCATAAGGGTTTTGAATCTTATAAGGATTATCATTTCCATTATTAGAATAAACCCCAGTATATTTTGTTGTTGTTTTAGTCATATTATTTAAAGAAGCTTTAGTTAAATCTAAACCTCTTTGTCTAAATCTAAAAGCTGTTTCTCTCATCAACATACCAATAGAAAATGCCATAACCAAATCATCATTATAACCTGTTTGAGCTTCTGGTCTTCCATTTTTCCAAATAAAAACTTTCATTTCTTCTATTAATCTTTTAGACTGGATAGTAACCCCTCTATCACCTACAGCTTCTTGGAATTTACCAATTGCTATTGGTCTAGTTCTAGTAGACATAGTAAATCCTGGAATGGCTCTACTAGTATCAGAATATTGATCAAAATAAGAATCCGCAGTTATATCTCCATTTTTAGGAGAATAATACAAGTTAGGATAATTTCTATCAATTAATACTTGAACTACGTGCCATCCAACATTAGCATTTTCTACTACTAATAAAGCATTATTATATTCTGTAGCTATACCAAATAATAAATGACCAAATTCTTTAGTACCAATTTGGCCTTTATATTCTCCTACTTGAACATTACTTTCAACATCAATTATATGAAATGTAGAATAATCTTTCCCATCCCCTCGAGCAACATCAGCTACAACCATATAATCTCTTGAATAATCTACAGGTTCCCAAATCCATAAATTTTGATCTGCACCTCGTTTTTCAAGTGGATCTTTTAAATAGGTCTGTTCATAAAATTCTACATATTCATTATAAAACACAGTATCTCCTGAGGTGCTAAAATCACAATCACATTCTTGTGCTGCTAACCTAGGGTCACCTAATAATTCATCTTGACGTTTTCTCCAAACTTCATCTCGTTCAGGATGTACAAACCATGGCAAACGAACAGGTAAAAAATCATTTTCTTGAGATTCTGCTTTAACCCACATTTGGTGGAACCAATTACCAGTACCATTAGGAGTAGATAAAATAATAGCACCACCCCCTGTAGCTAAAGTTTGTTGTGCAGCCCCCCAGGTTTCAGCAATATTATCAATAAAAGCAGCTTCATCAATTAGTAGTAAAGATACTGCTTCTGATCTTGCAGCATCTGTACTTGAAGATTTTGCTTGGATTTTAGAACCATTTTTAAGTTTTAAAGATAATTTATTATTTTCTATTGTTTCTACTTTTAACCATGAGGGTAGATTTTCATACATAAATTGTACTTTAGAAACTAAATTTCGTGCTGTTGCTTGTGTAGTAGCTAAAGTTAATATATTTTTATCTTCGTGAAAAACCATTAACCATAAAGCATAACCTGCAGATAAAGTTGAAAGACCTAATTGACGAGATTTAAGTACAATATTATAAGGATTATCTCTAAATAATTTTAATACTTTTTCTTGAAAAGGAAATAAATTAAATTGGATTCTCCCTCTTTGGGGGTGTTGAATAAAACAATATTTTTTCATAAAGTGCACTGGATCTTGTGCACACATTAAGTATTCTTGGCGAATTATTTGTTTTATATCTTGGGGCATTATTTTCCAATTTTCCAAAATAAACGACCTGTTAAAATAGGCTGTAAATCTTGATTAACTCCAACTCCTAATCCAATAACCTTTTTACGTTTACTTCTATATAATAATTCTGCTCCTATATAATTAAACTGTTCTTTAGTACCTGCTAATCCAAATCCTGTATAAAATTCATGTTTACTAATTAAAGAATCTTTTGTAATTATTTTTTTAGGAATATAAATGTTTGGATTGATTTCTCTGAATATGATTAAATTTTGTGATATAGTATCATTGATTATGATATTACCCAATGTATCTAAATCCAACGTATCTCTGTAAAAATACTTTGCGTAATAATCTTTTAATACTGAAAGTGTATCAATATCTTTTAGGGTTGTATCATGTACCGTATCAACTCTTACTCTCCATTTAGGAACATAAACCAAACTATCAAATTTTACAGTATCCCATTTAGTTTCTATTTTAGTAATAACAGTTCCTTCAACTGCATTAGGTTGTTTATCTTTTTTACCAAATAAATTGAAATCAAAAGAAGGACCGGAACATTGTTGTTGTAGTATGATTATAATAATTAATACTACTATTATAACTAATTGTATATTATTAAAGAGTTTTTTCAAGTTTTTTTAATTCTTTAGTTTTATCTGCCATTTTATCAAATAAAGATTGTTCTGCTTTTGTTCTATCTTTTCTATCAATTTTTAATATTTTTAACATTTCGGACTTATTTGCTTCAAGATCTTTTTTGATTTTCTTAATTTTATCTTTTGTTTCTTCTTGGAATTCTAAAGCATCTTCTTTTTCCTTAGCTATTGATTTTTCTTCTTCAGCAGCTTCTCTTGCTTGCTTATCCATATCATCTTCTTTCTCTTCTCTAATACTAAGACTATCTAAAGCATCCATTGTACCTTCAAAACCAGGCATATCAGTAGTCATAGAAGGTTGTCTTTTTGCTAAAGCTTGTTCAATAGCAAATATAGCATCTTGCTCGCTATAGCTATATCTTTTAGCCATTCCTTTGATAAAGCGATCTACTGCTTTT